ACGTAAGCATCGGAACCGTTAGCGTCCTGAACAATCGTAGAAACAAACGTGGCCGCAGCGCTAAACTGATTTGTCGCAGTAATCAGTTCGGAAATAGCCGCATTAAAAGTGCTCGGGGCAACAGCCACCTGAGAGGAGGCTTGTGCGGTTTGGGTCTCTACCGCTAGAGAAATGGATGCGGTAGAAACAAAAGTGGCGCTGGCTTGGCCGGTTTCAGAAATAAAGACGTTGTAGACTCCGCCACTCGACGGCAGCGTTGCGAACGGAACTTCTGAAAGCGCGGCGTAGCCAAACACTCAGCATCCTCAATCAAGCGGCAGTAAGCTCGCTCTCCTCAAACCAGCGCTGCTGCTCTTGGCCATTTGCGTCAGTCCATGAGACGAGGTAGAAAAACTTTCCGTCCTCATCCATGCGCAGGGCTTGCACAGGGCCTTCAGGAACGATGGCTTTTAGCTTGACGTTTTGTCCTTTTTGGTACGTGGTAGCCATGTCTACTCCTTAAACAGCGTCGAGGTTAAATGTGTAGGTGACGTTCAACGTGTCGCCGCTCACCACCGCACGATCGCCGGGCGATTGGAAGTTAGCCACAGAGAACAAAATCCCAGAAGTGCCGGACGCAACCGTGCACAAGAATGCGCCAGCTACCGTACCGCCTGCGCCGCTGATAGAGAACGCGGAAGGGGAAGCAGAGTTGCTGATAACAGAAGGATCGGCTGTAGTGGCAGTCCCAAATGTCACGGCCTTGCGGCTACCTGCGTAGTTGGTGAATTCAGTCCAGCCTGCGTGCGAAGCAAGCGTATCGCCAGCAGCGTAAGTGTTGCCAGAACCGGGGCCAGTAACGAGGCCGAGGTAAAACGCGGCTACGTACGAGCTTCCTTTGAAGTACTGGGTGTTCATGTCTTGCAGTCCTTGGTTAACCACAAGATTAGGTATTTGCTCTTCCCACTTCAGGTTGCCGTCCGCGCCAAAGCACTGGACAGTGAAGACGCCGCCGCCTCGCACGCCATTCTGTGCGGACACACCACCAATTGCCGAAGCGGCCACGGTGTCACTAGATTTTGCGATGTTACTCAACATGGTCGCTCCTTAAACAAGTCGAATGAGTGCAGACGTGCTGGTGTTGTCCGGCATCTGCACAGTGAAAGATACGGCGGACGTTTTGTCACTGCCGAAGTCCAGCACACAAACCGCCCCATTATCGCCGGGTGTGTAGATCAACGCTCCGCGAGCCGTGATGACTCCGGTCCACGTTGGGGATGAAAAATTGATGTACGTTGTACTGCCTGACGGTGTTGCCACCGAACTGATAGTGGCCGTGACGACCTGCCCACCAGCCACGTAGTTACCGCCCGACGCTTCGCCCGTAGTTGTGTAGGCAGTCGTGGTGGAATCCAGCGTTGCGGTGTTGGTGTACAACGCCAGATAGAACGTGTCCGTAGCAAAATTGATCGTGCCGTTGGCAAGACCAGTGCGTAGGGTGTTGCAGGAGTAGTTACCAGTAAATGCCATATCAAGTCACCGGCTGGCGGTACTGCCCGCTTCTGTATGCGTCCTGACGCTCCATGCCATCGCCAAGGCGTTTGGCCAGCGCAAGCGCTTCAGCGTACTTTTGCCCATAGAGATTGACCATATCGGTCTCGCCCTTCATGAACGTGTACGCCTCAACCAACGAACCGTACAGAAGCACGGAATCAAAGTTGTCACCCAACCACGTTGTGCCCGCAGTAACAATTGACTCGGGGTAGTAGTAATAGTGCAACTCGACGTTGTAGGCCGCATCAGGCGTTGGGCCAAGAATGAAGCTCAACTCGTTTGTGATTGTGGGAGACAGGCTGTTGGTCGTGGTTGGCCCAAACAAAGCGTAGTACCGGGGCAGACCTGTGTCCGTAGGGACGGGGTATGCTTGACGGATGAAGTTCACATCCTTGTTAAGCAAGTACTCGTAAACGCCGGTACCGTCAATAACAGCAAGCGAATACACCGCCAAAAAATCACCGGGGCACGACAAGTACTTGTTGTTCTGCGTGGTCAAACCTGTGACGTTTTTACGAAGCGATGGAAACTGCACCGAGTTGTAAATGCGCTGCTCGGCCTGCTTGATGAAAGTGTTGATCTGTGTCGTTGACGACACAGCACTTCCATCGGCAAGGTAAGTCTCCGGAAATTGGTTTTCCGTGTAAGACTGAATCGCAGCGACCAACTCGTTGTAAGTCATGCCATCGGACCTCTGGCCATCACGCCTTTAGTCGCAGCACCGGTGCCGCGAATCTTGATACCGTCAGTCTTCACGCCTTTGTAGTCGTTGCTACGGCTGTTGGCCACGGACTCGTTCATGTCCTTGAGGTACTGCTTGTTGTTGGCCGTACCCGCCTCTTGCATCGGCTTGTACTGAGGGTTCTTGTACTTGGTGGTAGCCATGATTAAGCTCCTTTGCGACCGGGGCTGCGCTGGTTCATGACCTTGGCCATGTTGCGCCCGTACTTGAGCATGTCGGCGTTAGTCTTGCCACCGGCACGGAGTTTGGTCATGGGCTGACCCTTATGCTTGGCTTTCTCGTGCTTGTGCACAGCCGCAGCAATCATTTTCTTGTCGGCCTTCACGTCGGCCTTGTCGTGCTTTTCCATGTTCGACTCCTTATGTCGTGGATACCGTTACTGTACCCAAATTTACCTGCAAAACCAAGTTATTTGGGGTCAAATCTGCATCAAAAAACTTAGACCCGCCCACGGGGTTCCACCCCCACTGGAAGATGCGGCTACCGCCTGTTGGGGTACCCGAGGCGTCCAAAGCTGTCCCGCCAGTCAATGCAATCTGCAAACCCGTCGTACCGCCCAAACGATACGTGTTGTCAGGGCGCGGATCACGCACGCCTTGAGGGTCGTCCACCGGGTACATGCCCAGTTGGAGTTGTGGATGGTCCGGGTCCCAGCAAGACGCGCAGACCAGAATCGAGTAATTCTTGGTCTTGATGATCTCTTTGCGAAGCTCGTGCAGCTTGAACCGGAAGTTGCACCGGTCGCACTGTGCGATCGCATTTTTGCCGGACGAGAACCGGTTGCCCATTTAGGTGCCGCTCCCAATAAACATCTGACGGGGCACGAAACGGACAGCCGCTTTTTCCTGATCCTCGCCAGCAGCCAACTGCCAAGCCTCGTCGTACTGGGCTTTCAAGATGTCTAACCGTTGAATTCCCTCGGGAATCTTAAGCGCAATGTAGTACGAAAGGCCCGCCACAAGGCAGGGTAGGAAGCGAAAGGGTACGTCAGCGATGTTTGTTCCGCTGCCAATATTTTGGGTGCGGCGCATCCGCCAATAGACAAACTGGTAGGTCTGGCCGGGGTCTGGGGTCGGCCAGACAGTAATCGACTGCTTCTGAGAAAGCGTGATGGCAGAACCATTTGCGTGCGTAGCCGCAGTCGTTCCGTCTTGCCCACGGCAGCAGTTGTACAGGTAGAACGGAGCGCCGTCTTGCGGGTTGCTCGTCTCGTTGTACGCGATCAGTTCAGACCCGATCTTGATGAAGCCTGCGGTCGGCAAACCGGCCAGAGACGAGACTTGAATTGTCGTGGCAGTTGCAGATAGCGTCGCAGGGGGGTTTGGAACCACCACGGTTGCGGTGGTGGGTTGGTCATTCGCGGTCAAGCGTTGAATCCAGACCTGAATTGGACGGGCTTGGATCAACTTGTTCGGGATCGTAGCATAGGTAGAAACACTAATGCGCGTGATCGTCAGGTCGGCCTGATTGTTGGTTTGGTTGGCTTGGGTGCGGATCACATGATCGAGCACATCAACCGTGTCGTCCGGCAGAGCGTATGTCGGCTGGCCAGTAACCAGCGTGATCGTGTTTTGCTCAAAAGTCCACATGTTCACGCCGCGGTTTGCCCAGTCAGCAAACAGCAAGTTCATCGAACGGCGAGCCGTACGCAAGTCATAACCTGTGCGAAGTTCACCACCCGCACGCTCAAACGCCTCTTCCACGATCTCGTTGAGATCTAGGTTAAAGCCTGCTGTTCCGGACGTTGTGGCCATGTTTTATTCCATTAGTGATGGCAAGCCTGCGGAGGGCTGACCAAACCGCTTCGCTCTTTGACTCATCAGCTCACTTGCACGCTGTTGTCGTTGTTGCAAACGCTGAAATTGCGGGTTGGATGTCAGTTGTTGTTGCAGTTTTTGCATTTGCGCCTGTTGATCCGGCGTTAGGGGTTGCCCGCTGTACTGCTGACTCAATTGGTTGAGTTGCTGCATCTGCGGCAAACTCTGAATTCGCTTATCAATGTTGCTGAGTCGGTTGTGGTACTGCTCTCCATACCGTTGCAGTCTTGGATCAACCTGTTGCTGAACCTGTTGCAACTGGGGCGGAGGGGGCATCCCTTGACCCATACCAC